GAGGAACCATTTAACGGAACCAAAGAAACTAGAAGAACATTAGTTTGTAATGTCGATGTTGATTACAATCCTGTATCTTCAAGAACTGGATCGGGGCAAAACGAATGATACCAAGAATGCCAAGATGGCAATCTTATGTTGCCACAACCACAAACCCTATCTTTACACCTGAACAATGTAAGATGATTATAGATGCAGGTCATCAGTGTGCACCCGAACAAGCTAAAGTGGGTGGAGGTGAAGCTGGTAAATACGATACTAAGAAAAGAGTAACAACCATATCTTGGATACCTTTTGATAAATTACCACAGATGTATAAAGTGATTGAGAATCAATTATCTATTGTAAATTTAAATCATTTTTATTTTGATGGTATAAGACTTACAGAACCTGCACAGTTTACGGTGTATCCTAAAAAAGGTTTTTATGATTGGCACATGGATTTAAATGCGTTTGGTCAAGACGGTCAAAATCCAATACGTAAAATATCCATGACTTGTTTATTATCAGATCCATCAGAGTTTACTGGTGGAGATCTTTTATTTTCAGAGATGGGTGATAACAAACCCCTGCCCTTAAAACAAGGACAAGCAATATTCTTTGCATCATTCTTAAGACACAAAGTTGCACCCGTTAAAAAAGGTGTGAGAAAATCTTTGGTGATGTGGTTTGGAGGACCACCATTTAAATGAGTCAACTTAAAAGAAAGATATTATTTCCAACTGCGGTTTATTTTAAAGATATACCTAACGCTAAGGAACTTAATAAATATTTATTTAAGGAAATAAAGAAGTGGCGTAAAGCAGATCCTAAAGGAGAACATAAAACCAACTCTGGTTTTGGTTGGCATAGTAAAACAGATATGGATAAACGAAAAGAATACAAACCTCTTATTGATGAATTATTTAAAATGGCCTACGAGTGTAATGCAGATTTTGGTATTAAAGATAAGTTAGGTCTTGGTAATATGTGGGCTAATATCAATCCAACCTATAGCTATAATAAAACACATACACATCCTAACTCTATGTGGTCAGGTGTATACTACATTAAAGTACCAAAAAACTCGGGCAAACTATTTTTAGAAGATCCTAGACCAGGACCTAATACATATATGCCTAGAAGAGTAGACAATCTACCTGAACAATTATGGAGAGTATGTGCTTACGAACCTATGGAAGGACGTATGATCTTTTTTCCATCTTGGCTTCCTCATGGTGTTGATATAAATATGAATACAGACAAAGGTGAAAAGAACTGGAGAATATCTGTATCTTATAATTTTATACAAATATGAGTTTTAAAAAAAATAAATATCAAGTTATTCGTGGTGCTATATCAAAAGAAATAGCAGACATAGCTTATAGATATTTACAGATATCAGCAGAGGCAGATCATTGGATGTTAAACAATGGTGTAACTCATGCCGGTAACAAACTTATAGGTAATTTTAACGACCCACAAGTCCCAAACTCTTATGCTAAATATAGTGACAGGTTAATGGAGACATTGTTAGTTAAAACTATAGCTGTAATGCAGAAAAAAACAGGACTTAAATTAGTGCCTACTTATTCTTACACAAGACTTTATAGAAGAGGTAATATCTTACAAAGACACAAAGATAGGCCTAGCTGTGAAATATCAACCACCCTAAATTTAGGTGGAGATAACTGGCCCATATTTATCGATCCTACGGGGTCTGACAACGTCATAGACGAGTATAAAGGCATACATAAGCCTGGAGCACCCAAGGGTATAAAAGTAGACCTAAAACCAGGAGATATGCTTATTTATTCTGGGTGTGAACTAGAGCACTGGAGAGAGCCTTTTGAAGGCCAACTATGCGGTCAAGTATTCCTACACTATAATCATGCAGATGGACAGTTTGCAAAGAGCAATTTGTATGATAAAAGACCTATGCTAGGAATAGTCAAATAACGTTGAACATCAACGCAATCTAATATAATCTGGAGTTCTATGTTACAGAAGGTATCTTTTTTACCAGGAATAAATAAACAGGTCACACCTACAGGTGGAGAGGCACAGTGGGTGGACTGTGATAATGTTCGTTTTAGGTATCAGCTTCCTGAAAAAATAGGAGGTTGGAAACAATTAGGTGCGGACAACGTAACCGGTGCAGCTAGAGGATTACACCAGTTTACTAATAGTGCGGGCCAGAAGTTTTCTATTATAGGAACAAACAGAATATTGTATGCTTATTCAGGTGGTGTGTTCTATGACATCCACCCTATTAAATCTACAAGCACACTTACTAATGCATTTAGCACGACTAACGGATCAGCTGAAGTTACCATAAATTTTTCTGGTGATCATGGTATTCAAGCAGGAGACATAGTTCTATTAGATAATTTTTCAACAATCACAAACTCCGATTTTGCAGCCGCTAATTTTGATGACATAAGATTTATGGTCACTACGGTTCCTGCATCAAACACCATTACCATAACGATGCCGTCTAATGAATCAGGGTCCGGGGCATCAGAGTCTGGTGGTATTAGAGTTAGACATTATTATCACGTAGGTCCTGATGTGCAGGCACAAGGTTTTGGTTGGTCACTAGGAACTTGGGGTGGTCAAGAGGTTGGAGCTTTTTCAACAACACTAGCTTCAGGTATTACAGACTCTGCAACAAGTATAACATTAACAGATGCATCACAGTTTCCAACATCGGGTACAAACTTTATACAAATAGGAACAGAAGAAATATCTTATACAGGCATCACATCAAACACACTATCTGGTGTAACACGAGGTGTGAGAAATACTACAGCCGCATCACACTCAGGTGGGGCAACGGTTACAAGTTCAACAAACTTTGTAGCATGGGGTGAAGCCGCATCAGGTGACTTAGTTATTGAACCAGGGTTCTGGTCACTAGATAACTTTGGTGACAAAGCGATTTGTTTAATTTGTAATGGTGAAGTCTTTGAATGGGATTCATCTATTACAGCTGCTACATCAACAAGAGCTTCTATTATTTCAGGTGCACCTACAGCATCAAGACACATGCTAGTATCAACACCGGATCGACACTTAGTATTCTTTGGTACAGAAACTACGATTGGTACAAAGACAACACAGGATGATATGTTTGTTAGATTCTCAGACCAAGAGGATATTAATACTTATGCACCTACAGCAACTAATACAGCAGGTACACAAAGACTGGCCGACGGATCAAGGATCATGGGAGCTATTAGAGGTCGAAATGCAATCTACGTTTATACAGACACCGCTTTGTTTACGATGCGTTTTGTAGGTCAACCGTTTACCTTTGCCTTCGAGCAAGCGGGTACGAACTGTGGATTAGCGGGTAAGAATGCAGTTGTTGAAGTAGATGGTGCAGCTTACTGGTTATCAGAAAATGGTTTCTTTAAATATGCAGGTTCACTAGAGTCTTTACCATGTTTAGTTGAAGACCATGTGTACGACGATATTAATCTAGACTCAGGTAATCAAATGATTACAGCAGGACTTAATAACTTGTTTGGTGAGATTATGTGGTTCTACCCAACGTCAACATCTTCTGTAGTAAACAGAATGGTTTGTTATAATTATTTTGATTCATCCCCACAAAGACCCGTGTGGACGATTGGAACATTAGCAAGAACAGCGTGGCAGGATTCAGCTGTCTTTGGTAAACCCCATGCATTAGAATATGATGCGGACGGTGTTGAACCAGCTACGTCAGCAACTTATGTGCAAGGGAACACGGACGGTATTTCAACATACTATCAACACGAAACGGGAACCGATCAAGTTAAAGGTGGAACAGTTACAGCTATCACAGCAAATATTATATCTGGTGATTTTGATATTACACAAAAAATATCAAGAGGCACTGGACCTGCAGCAGAGCTTAGAGGTGATGGTGAGTTTATTATGAAGATTAGAAGATTTATACCAGACTTTATTTCACAGACAGGTAACTCACAAGTTACACTAAACTTACGTAATTATTCAAATGATACAGCATCAAGCTCATCACTAGGTCCCTTTACAATTAGCTCATCAACAACTAAAGTGGATACACGAGCAAGAGCAAGAGCAATTGCTCTTAAAGTAGCAAACACGGGATCTGGTCAAGACTGGAAACTAGGTACGTTTAGATTAGACATACAACCGGATGGTAGAAGATAATGGCAGTGCGATTAACATACACAGGAACACCTTTTGCTGATCAGATAAGACAACAAGGTTTTACTGCAGGTAAGCCTACTGGTGGATTTGGTCTTCGGTTTGCAGATCTATTTCAAAGAGGACCAAAAACTTTTACAACTCCAAATCTTGGTGTTGCTTCTTTGTATGGTAAAACTATTCCAGTAGCATCATCAACAGCAAATTTAAGTTTACCCAGTGGTGCTATTCCTGGAAAAACTTTTTTAGAAAGTTTAAAAAATATTGGTGGAACAAAATTTGGAACAGAAGTTATTCAAACACCTGAACAAGCTACGAAAGGAATGAAACTTGCTCAAACAGCAGAAAGATTAAAAAATGTTTCTCCCACAGCAGCTAAATTATTATCTGGTCAAACTGTTTCAGGTTTCGGTGGAGTTACACCAAGTTTAGCAAGCAAAGCTTTAGGCGTTACAAGAGCTGCTTTGTTTAATCCGTTTGGATTAGCTTTTGGAGCAGGTCAAGGAATAGGGTTTTTAGCAGATCAAGCAACAAGAGCAATGAACACTCCAGAGGCATATAAGTTTATAACAAACGTAACTAAGAATGATCCGTTTGCGTTTGATGAAACAAACATGGATGTTGGAAATATTTTTACTCAACAAGCTTTATTAAATAATCCTGAAAACAAACAACTACAAGAATTAGTTGCTCAAGGTGGTGGTTATAACATACCTGGAATAACAGATAGAGGTGGTATTATAGATGCAACTCCAATATTTGCTAGCGAAGATATTGCTGCAAGAAATGTTGGTGTGCCACAAGACAATAGGTTTACAGGCATCATGAGAAACTTTGCAAGAGGTCCTTTATTTTCGGGTGGAGTACAAGCAGGTTTAACAGCTGGTGAACTTCTTACTGGAGCAGCTAGTCTTCCTTTTGCTTTAGCTGGCGGTATTGCATCTCAGTTTTTACCATTAGACAGAAGTAAACCTGATTTTGATTATCAATATGTGAATGACCCTAACAACATGGGCGGTCTTAGAGTTGTAGATAATAAGATTGTAGATCCAAGTGGTATTCTTTCAGGTAAAAATTTTGAAAGTTTTGCAGGTTCAAGAGATTTAGGAGAGATGTATGACAAAGAGATTGATAGACTAGGTGGTTTTATTACAAACTTAGAAGAGGAAGAAGAAGAAAAAGGAACTTTAGGTAGAAGAGATGCGGCTAGATTAGAAAGACTTAAAACTAAACAACAAATTGCTAGAAATAGATTACAAGATTACTTATCATCAGGACCAACAATACCAGGCACTAATATAACAAGAGCACAATTTGCTCGTGATTATAATAGAGCTCAACAAAACATTGGATCTGATTATGACTCATTAGATGCACAATCTTATTCAAGTTTAGGCGGTGGTGAACAAACTACCACTGTAGGTGGACAAGATATAACATCTTATAGTGATCCATATGATCCGGGGACAGATGACTAATGGCAAAGATAGTACAAGTATTAACAAGACCTAGTAAAGAATATAAGCAAGAAGTAGCTGACTCACAGGTTAGAGATCTTGATGCTATAATTCAAAAACTAAACACAACGTTTCAACAAGAACTTAAGGATGAGGTAGAAGCATTTAATTTCTTTTTACAATAATGGCTAATAATTTTATAAATAAAAAAGCAGACTTAACAACGACAGATCTTACAACTCTGTACACGGTCCCTACTGCAAAGACCGCGGTTGTTAAATCTATCTTAGTGTCTGAGGATGCAGGGTCCGGGGCTAATATAACGATTACGTTGGTTGATTCATCATCTAATATATTTAGTTTGTTTAAATCTAAAACCATATCCTCTAACACAACAACAGAACTTTTAACTCAACCCTT